GGAATGACCGCCCTTACAGGCGTTTCAGCGCACCATTGTTGGGCCTCTTCTTGCACCGATAGAGCTGAAGCAAAAAGTGTGGGTAAAACCACGTTCCCTGATGACCTCACGATACATGGCGGTGGTGCAGTCTCCTCACGGAGACAAGACTACTCCAGGTGGAGTGTGGTTCCTTCGCTTCTTAGCGTCAACCTAACCTCACTCATTGACTTCGACCTGCAAAAACAGAGTTGGAGGCACTGGGTGGACGCGGGCGCGCTTTTGAAAGCGGCTTTTAGAGAAAGGTAATTCTCACAATGGCAGCGATTGCCGCTATCAGTCTCAAGAACTATGCAGCCGCCGAACAAACTTACAGTCCGATTGCTTCGGCTCCTGTGAGCAAGTGGGTGGAAGCTGGTTACACGAGCCTGGATTCCCAGAAGATTGCGTCGCTCGGTATGAAGATGCCGAAGAACGTTTCAACTGGGGTCGTTCGAGTACAGGGTAAGACGGTCTACCCGGTCCTCGACGCCGTGACAGGTGCTCTGTCCCACACACCGCTCGGAAGCTTCGAGTTGGTGTTTCCGCCGAAAGCAACTCTCACCGAAAGGCGGGAGATGTTCGCGCGGTTCAAGGACTATGTCAACGATCCGGTCGTTCAGACCGCGGTCGAAGAACTAGCCCTCCCCTACTAAGGGGGCAACCGTGTGTCAAGTGGTAGCTTGTTTTAAAAGCGGTCCGTCTGTCAGTTCTCTTCGCAAGAAGAGACAGGCAGATCTGGCCAAAAGCCAGAGCGCTCAGCCGGAGAGTATCCCGGCGGGAACGCTTAACCTGCGTTTGTGGACCGGCTACCATCTTGTTCACCACGCCGTCCTTAATTGTAGCGATTACACCAAGGATCGACGATGTCCAATAAGACGCGAAGCCTTAAAGGATCTCTGGAAGCTCTGCTTCCAGGGGCAGTAGAGGACCCGCAACGGGCCTTACTGACGGTTGCAAGGGAACTGTTTGTGGGTTTGGACACTCCTGTAAGTTTGGGCCTCGAAATACGGCTCAGGTATGGTGAGTTGGAGCAAGTCGTTCGGAAGAGGATTAACCCCCTTGACTATAACGACGAGCTCAGTTTTCGGCTAGATTACCAGGCCGTTAACTTCCTCGCGAAAGCGCCCCTTAAGGTATCTGGAGTGGATCCGCAAGCTAAAGCTGTGCAATCCTTTCTGGAATCTGAGGATTCCTGCAAGCAGACCAATCATCGTATCAGAGTCTATCGAGACAGCCCGCATACTGCAGGGCCCTTGATCCATTCCGTACTTCACGGAGCGGCTAGGTTAATCTCGGAGACTTTGGGTTTGATCGATTGGAATGAGTGGGTGTCGCGGTGTCGTTTTGGGCCAGGGGCGGATTCGTCCACCACTGAAAACCGAACGTCAGCCTACGATAAGCTACTTACCAAACCCGGGGCTACCCGGGATGCTATTCCCTTGGCATGCATGCTCGTAAATGAGGTGCATGGCCTCCAGTGTGCTTTTGGTCGCGACCCGTTTTTCGGGCCTCAGAAGAAAATCTCAGAGGGCGACTTTGAGCATGTAAGAGGCAACCGTATCACGTTTGTACCGAAGTCTGCCGTCACTCACCGTACTATTGCAATCGAGCCCCACTTGAACATCTACATGCAGCTCGGTGTAGGTGGGATAATAAGG